AAGATAGTTGACTTCTTTCTGAGCAGATCTACGGAAGAGTCTATACTCATTGTCAACCTTCTCATAGATGTCGAATCCTTTTCTTTCAGAGTTTTCATCAAAATGTTTTTGTGATTTAGTAAACCATTCATCAAGATATTGATGTACCTCAGAATTCTTAGCGATAACAGTTTTCATATTGAGAGTAGGTATTTCAACATACTCAGGCTCATAATGTGATTTGTCTGTAGTCTTGTTTAGATTTTCTAGATTATCCTGTAGGGTTTTGTCTGTGAGTGCTTCCATTTCACCGTGAACTCCACCTAAAGAACCAGAAGAAACATTTTCTAGTTCATCGAGTAACTCCTCATCTGACATTTTACTGGTATCTGGTTGACCACCTTTACCATCATCATTACTTGAGTCGCTCTCTGTCGCCTGACCCATCATTGGCATTTGAGAAAGACTACCCATTTCGCCATCCTCATCAAATGATAACTCACCTAAACTTTCTTGTTGTTTCTGTTGTTCCTTTAGAAATATAGTAAGATCATTTGCCAATTCAAGAACTTCTTTGAAAGAATTAGTCTTGAATGCTCTGTCTACAAATTGATATTCATCATCTTCAAAAGAAACATCTGTAAAATTACCAATCTTGAAGTGAATATTGATTCTGTCTGCAAGATTGATATCTTCTATATCAAGTTCTTCTAGTCCAAAGAAATCTTGATCAGCGAGTTGAGAGTAACCAGTGTAGAATGTCTTGGTCAAGCCAGGATATTTCTGTTTCATCAACTTCTCAATTCTTACATCTTCAAATACATTAACAAAAGATTGTGGAACCTCTGGATAATCAATCATCCAGTTATCTGCTGGTGTGTACAATGCATGACCCACCTCATGTCCTACCAAAAGGTCGTATACGGTTGCAGAAGCCTTCTCCCACATTGGAAGAGTCAATACTCTACGTTCTACATCAAAGGACGCTGTAGAGACGTTACGGTTCTCTATGATTAGATCTTCGGTTGCAAGTAGTTTTGCTAGTTGACCTTTGACTTCGTAATTAACTTCTGTAAGCATTTGTTTTCTTGTCTATGTTTATATTATAATCTCCCCTGTGCCAATTTCAAGCAAGTATGTGCCACTAATCCAACTGTCCACCCGACCATTTTATAGCTGTATCTAATGCTTTCTTTGCAGTATTCTGTAATTTTATAACTTTACTCTCATATGTAATAGTGAATCCAAATAAATCTCCATCAGGATCATCTGGCATACCTACAGGTTGCACAAAAAATATGCCTGCATGGGCAACTGTCCTCCATTCCATGTCAACAAAACCTAGATCCCTCAATGCACACTCTAGTTTTAATGAATGGCATCCCTCTAGCAACTGCATACGGTATACCGAACTCTATACTATTATGTAGAGTATCTTACTTTTGTAAATCCATTCATTTTTTCAAAGGTAATTAGATTATCTAACCTATCAGTGAGTTCATCTACCTTATGAGATATCATAAACACATAAGCATCCTTAATAACATACTTGATGATCTTAGTAAACTCGTCAGTGCCGTTACTATCAAGAGAACTATCAAATATCTCATCAAGAATTAAGATGTTTGTGCTAGATGAGTTCTTCATCTTAGCAATATCTCTCCATGTAAAGAGGATAGCGAGGTCAATTCGCATCTTCTCACCTTCAGAGAATGATTCGTAACTGAATTTCTCATGTATTGGTGATTTTATCTTCTCATTGAACTGTTCATCCAAAGTAAAGTTGATATAGAAATCCATCATTTGAAGATACTTATTGATCTTCTGATTCATGATAGGCAAATACCTTCTTATGATCTTTGCTTTGACTCCAGAGTCTTTCATCATGGAGTTTGCAAAGTTTAAGTATTCTATATCTTCGGTTTGTTTAGCTTTATTTTTTTCTACACCTGTCAGATCGCCTTTGAGTGACTTAAGAGTGGCTCTTTCAGTATTTCGATTTGCAATTTGTTCGGTAATTTCTTGAATTTCTGATTCATAATCTCTGATTTGTCGTTGATACTGAGAAATTTTAAAATTGTTGGTAGAAATGTCATTCGTTAGTTTAGTGATCTGCTTTGAGATATCCATAAACTCCTTGTCCCTCCTTTGTTCGGTGTCTATGGATTTTTGAAGGTCTTTGTAAGCGGAGTTAATCTCCTTTACATTCGCTTCTATGTCTTTAATTTTATTTAAGCGAAACTCTTCCTCTATTTGTTGGGTGCATGTAGGGCAAACCGTATTATCTTTGAAAAATTTATGATCGGATGTTATATTTTGTATCCGTTGTTCCAGTTTGATTTTGATGGTGTTCATCTTCTTGAGAGAACCCCTAGCATTTGATAGATTTTCTAACTCTGGTTGGTGTTTTGTCCTAATTAAATTGTCATATTTCTTATTATCACCCATCAGCGTGGACTCATCTTCAAACAGAGCGTCCAGTTTCTTTTTTGTATCCTTAATTCTCTTCTTTCCACTCTTATCAAGATCAGAGATAAAGTTTTTTTGCATCTCTATCTTCTCTTCAATCATTTCTTTCTTGATTGCCAGTTCTTTGATCTCTGTATTTGACTTACTAATTCTTTCTCTAAGTATTTTCGCCATACCAGAAAAGATTTTGATGTCTAAAACATCTTCTACAATAGCTCTACGGTCTGTATTACCAAGTTGCATGAAAGGAACGAAGGTTGCCGATCCCAAAATAGTAGTCTGAGTAAAGGATTTATAATTTAATTTTAAAATATTATTTTCTAGGTGTGCCTGTTGATCATTCTGATTAGCAAATTGATCTTGTAATTTACCATCTATGTAAATTTGGAACAAGGTGGGTTTCATACCCCTCACAATAGTATAAATCTTGCCTTGTATTTCAAATTCTATCTGTACTTCACACTCTTTCTCATTTACAGTATTGATTAACTGTGCTTTCTTAATTTTACGGAATGGTTTGTTATATAATACAAATGTAAGAGCGTCCAAAATGGTAGATTTGCCTGCTCCATTTGAACCAACTATTAGATTTGTAGGGGATTTTTGAAAACTTACAATTATAAACTGATTACCAGTTGATAAGAAATTACGCCACCGTATTGTCTTGAATATTATCATAATCTTTTGGTGGAATCACTATATCATCTGCTGAGATAATAACATATTTGTATTTGTGTTTCTGACATGTATCTACAGCCAGTTTATCATCTATTTCCACAACTGTCAAGGGAATTGCCTCATTTGCTTCTAACAAGCCTGCATATCTTGTAGCATCATCTTTCTGTTCAAAAAGATACAAAGCCTTGTAACCATCATCATTTGTGACAGCATACGCTCCTTCTCCTTCTTGACCATGAAGTGATAGAATGTACATTACTCTGCTTCGCAAGCCTCTAAGTAAACTTCTTTTAGAAGTGTTTTGACTCTCTCTTTTTTTAAATCAAAGTCGGAGTCCTCGATATATTTATTAAGAAGCGTCAACGTATCTTCTACTTTTTCAGCATCTAAATCAACTTCTGTATCATTGACTGCTGTATTTTCTACAACTTTAAGATCTATAATCCCTGCTTTCATAAGTTTATCAAGGAATTTATCATATTGTAACTGACTCTTTCTTGATCTTATAAAAACTTTTACAATTTTATCCTTGTAAAGATGAGCTTTGAATAATTCCGCTGGTGTATCATCATAGTATACCTTTTCAAAAATAGTATGGGTATTTTCTATGAACTCAATTTCACCTGTCTCTGTATCTAAGATGCTGAAACCTCTCTTATCACCACAGTCATTCCAATACATTTCATAAGGATTGCCTAGGTAGAATGTATGTCCATCGTTACTTCTGGTATGATAGTGTCCTGAGAATACTGTATCAAACTTTTCTATGATACCTTTGTCGATTCCTCCCTGTTGAACCATGCCTGGATATAATTCAAATCCAGTGAGTTCAAGATGACCAAAGGCAATCTTAGCATCAGACTTTTCTATTGCTGCAAGGGTTTCCTGATAGTTGTCATCACATATCCAAGGCAACATCATAGCTTTGAATCCATTGATGTCATATGTATCTGGAGCAGATATGGGAATGACATTATCATAATGTTCTAAAAGAAGATCAACTGAGTTGATATTGTTAGTATTCTTATAGTAGACATCATGATTACCTACAAGTTGCCAAACTTTGACGCCTAATTTTTTAAACTTATCATAGACATGTTCTTTTGACCAATCAAGTGACCAGTAATCAATATTCTTTCTATTATCAAAGACATCCCCCATGTGAATACACTCTTTGATACCTCTCTTCTCTAGCTCTGGAAAAAATATATCGTCGTAAAATTTTTGAAAGAAGTCATGAAATACCTTACTACCCCTCCGACCTCCGAAGTGGGTGTCAGTTATAATAGCTATCTTCATGGTTTCTTATAATCTGGATGATGGGTACTATTAATTGATGGTTGCCAAGGTTTCTTGGATCTATTG